GGCGCTGTGGCCGGAGCGTTTCCCGGTCTCTTACCTGCACGAGCTGCGCGACGCTGACCCGCGCGGCTTCCAGGCGCTCTACCAAGGGTCGCCGACACCAGAGAAGGGAAACTTCTTCGATGCAGACAAGCTTAGAACCTACACTCGCCCTACTGATCGCCCTCCTCGCGATCAGCTACGTTTTTACGTCGCGTCGGATCATGCAGTATCGACCAAGCAGGATCGCGATAAGACGTGCATCATCCCGATCGGCGTCGATCAGGACGACAACCTCTGGGTGATGGATGACGTCCAGTGGGGACGCTGGGACGCCGACGTCGTCGTCGAAAAGATGATCGACCTAATGGAAAAATATCGCCCGCTCATGTGGTGGGCTGAACGAGGACACATCTCGAAGTCGATCGGCCCATTCCTGCGCAAGCGACAGCTCGAACGCGGGATCTACTGCTCGATGGACGAGATTGTCCCCGTTCTCGACAAGCAATCGCGCGCGCAGTCTATCCGTGCGCGAATGTCTATGGGAAAGGTTTACTTCCCTAGCTATGCGCCGTGGTTTCAGGAAGCGCGCGACCAGCTCCTGAAATTTCCGCACGGCGTTCACGACGATCTCGTCGACGCCCTCGCGTATCTCGGTCTCGGCATGGCGCTGCAGGTGCGCGCCCGGCCGACGAAGGCGATCGATAAAGGCCCGGCGCCATACACGCTGGGATGGATCAAGAAAGAAACCCGCGCCGCTGAAAAAGAGCGAGCCTCAAAATCTGGAGGATGGTGATGCCCCCGATGCTTCCGCCGATGGGCGGCGACCCTGACTTCATGACTGAAGGCCCGATGGAGGGAATGATCGATCCCAACGAGGGCATGGAGCCCGAGGAGGGGCCGACGCTCCCCGGTCAGAAGGTGATGGACCGCGAGGCGCCAGACCCGTCACAGGCGCGTCGCGCGCTCGTCGACAGCCTCCAGAAAATGGTCAAGAGCGGCAAGACGCATTGGGACAAAATCTTCAAGCAAATGGAGAGAGACCAGAAGTTCTGCGCCGGCCATCAGTGGAACGAGGAGACGAAGGGCCTCGCCTTCAACGACGACATGGACGACCGCTACACGGCGAACATCACTCTGCGCCACGTCCAGCAGAAAGTCGCCGCGCTCTATTCGAAGAACCCGAAGGCCGTCGCTAGACGGCGTCCGCGCCTCCTCTCGACGGTGTGGGACGGCACGCAGCAGTCTCTCCAGCAGGCGCACGCGACGCTTCAGGCCGCGCAGCAAGCGCAGCAGGCGATGCAGATGATGCAGATGTCGGCGATGACCGGCGCCCCCATGCCGGGACAGGCGCCGATGGCGCCGCCGAAGCCCGGCGAGCCGATGATGCCCCAGCCGCTCCCGGCGCCGCCCCCGCCCATGCCAGATCCGATGGAGATGCAGAACGCGCAGGCCGTCATTCAGGATTCGCAGCAGGTCAAGCTGATGTCGCAGCAGCAGGAGAAGATCGCGCGCACGCTCGAACTTCTCTACGAATACGAGCTGAACGAACAGCAACAGCCGTTCAAGTCGATGATGAAGATGACGATCCGCCGCGCGGCCACGTCCGGCGTGGGCTGGATCAAGCTCGGCTTCCAGCGGATCATGGGCAAAGATCCTGACTTCGACACGCGCATCGCCGACGTGCAGCAGCGGCTCTCGACGCTGGAGCGCATCTCCGCGGACCTTGCTGACGGCGAAATTCGAGAGGACATGGCCGAGGCGGAACAGCTCCGCCTGCTCATGGAAGACATGCAGAAAGACGCCGATCTCGTCGTCCGCGAGGGCCTGCAGCTCTCCTACCCGCGCTCGACGGCGGTCATCCCAGATCCGCGTTGCGTCCAGCTCCGCGACTTCCTCGGCTGCGATTGGGTGGCGGAGGAGTATCTCCTCTCCACGAACGAGGTGAAGGAGACCTACGGTGTCGACGTCGGGTCTCAATACACCGCCTATGATCGCGTCGACGTCGGGACGGATTATGAGCGCGCGCGCGCCGTGTGGCAGCGTGGCGGCGCGACGGACGACGCCAGCATCTCCGAGGGCGATTCCAAGTGCGCGATCGTCTGGGAGATCTACAACAAGAAGGACGGCCTCGTTTATGTGATCTGCGACGGCTACCCGGACTTCCTGCGCGACCCGGCCCAGCCGGACGTCTACACCGATCGCTTCTGGCCGTGGTTTAGCGTGCTGCTGAACGAGACGGATGGCTACGTCTATCCGCTCTCCGACGTCGCGCTGATGCGTCCGATGCAGAAGGAGCTGAACCGCGCACGTCAGGGCTTGCGCGAGCACCGCTTCGCGAACCGTCCGAAGATGGGTTACGCGGAGGGCCTTCTCAGCGAAGAAGATCTCGACTCGCTCAAAAACCATCCGGTCAACGCGCTCATCTCGATCTCGGGTCTCCAGCCGGGGCAGGACATCAAGCAAGTTCTGCAGCCCATCCAGGGAGCTCCGCTCGACCCGAACCTCTACGAAGTGAACCCGATCTTCCAAGACATGATGCGCTCTGTCGGCGATCAGGAGGCGAACCTTGGCGGCACGGCAGAGGCGACGGCGACTGAAACTAACATCGCGCAGGCGTCGCGGGCCTCCGCTATGGGGTCTGCTATCGACGACATTGACGAGACGCTTACGGCGATGGCGCGGGCTGCTGGTCAAATTCTTCTTCTCAATGTTTCCGAAGAAACGGTGAAGGAGATCATCGGCCCCGGCGCCGTGTGGCCGACGCTGACGAAGGGTGAAGTCGCGAAGGAGATTATCCTCGACATTGAGGCCGGATCGTCCGGGCGTCCAAACCAGCAGCAGGAGCTGCAGAACTTCGAACGTCTGGCGCCGATCCTCATGCAGATCCCCGGCATCAATCCGGTGATGATGGCGAAGGAAGCGATCAAGCGTCTCGACGACCGCATCAACGTCGACGAGATGATCGCCGACGGCGCGCCGTCGATCACGTCGATGAACGCCATGAAGCCGGCGATGCCGGGATCGGCGCCCGGCCCCGGAGCGCAAGACCCGAACGCGCAGGGTCCGGCTGGCGCGAGCAACGCTCCCGCGCCGCCCTCTCCACATCCAAGTGCGCCGGCGCCGAAGCCGCCGAACCCAATGAATGTCCCAGGTGTCTAGAACTATGCAGAAAATCTGCTCTAACACCCGAACAACCACTGTGAGAGGAGCCTAGAGTGCAAGGCGACGACGCAACAATTTCTGACGTGAGCTCAACGCCGGCGGACAGCTCTCCGCCGCCCGCAGACACGTCTTCATCGTCTCCCGCTGCGGAGACGTCATCTAATTCTCAGCCTGCGCCTGCAGGCGAGAGTGGGGCCGAGTCCAAAGAGTCCCTTCTCGACGCTGTGCTCAAGGTCGCTCCCGCGACGCCCGAGCCTGACGTTCTTGATGGACCCAATGGGAAAGAGGCTTCCCCAGCCTCAGATAAGCCGAACAGTGAGGTAAAGGCCGAAGACGAAGCATCCGACGCTGATGATCAAGCTCCTGTTGATGAGACTGTGCCAGACGACGCACCGGCTCAGACACGGAAGCGGATCAAAAGACTGCTCCGTGAGCGCACGGAACTCCGCGACCAAGTCGCGAACCTTGCGCCGACAGCGGAAATTGGACAGCAACTGCAGACTTACGCGCAAGCGAATAATCTGTCGTCGCAGGACGTGGTATTTGCCCTCGATCTCGCATCCATGGTGGCGAGGGGCGATCTATCAGGTTTCTACGACGCGATCTCGCCGATCGTAAGACATGCGCAAGAGATCAAAGGCATCGTCCTGCCGCCTGACATCCAGAACATGGTTGATCAGCAGCAGATGACGCCGGAGGCAGCGCGACAGTTTGCACAGTCCCGGTTTGAGCGTGTGAACTACGAAGCCCAAGTCAAGTCCATGAGCGAACGCCAGCAGGTGGAAGCTGTGGGCCGCGTCCGGGGTGACGTTCACCGATCAGTGGCGGCATTTGAGCAGCGTCTTATGGCGAGCGACCCCGACTACAAGGCGAAAGCCGACATGGTCAGACGGACTGCGCAGGCGATGCTTGCGGAACGCGGAAACCAGATCACCTCTGCCGACGAAGCCCTGCAAATCACACAGCGCGCTTACAAGGAAGTGAATGATCAATTCCGTCGTCTCCAGCCAAGCGCGCGAGCGACGGCTCCGACACCGGGCATGTCAAGTCATCAAACGACCTCGACGCGCGCCGCACCGAAAAACATGATGGAGGCGGCGATCCAAGGGCTCGCACGCTCTCGCGCGGGGTAGTCATGAAAGCTCAACAAAATGGCTTTTACAACTACGGCAATTGCCAACATCGCCAATGCGGCGTTGGACTTCTACTTCAACCAAGGAGACGCCTTTAAGCAGTCTCTCCAGAAGCGTCCTCTCTGGGACAAGCTGGAGCGCGGTAAGAAGACGTTCCCTGGTGGCAAGGGTGACATCTCGATCGCGGTCGAAGGCGACTTCGGCGACGGCTCGGGCAACGATGTCGTCAAGGGCTTTACGCACAGCGATTCCGTCGGGTTCTTCACCCCGTCGAACATCAAGCGTGTGAACTATCCTTGGCGCGAACATCACATTGGTCTGACGCTCACGCATACCGAGCTGAAGATCGATGGCATCTCTGTCGTCGACACGAACGGCGAGCGCACCAGCAATCACTCGCAGCGCGAGATGACCATGCTGGTCAATCTGTTCGAGGACAAGCTGTTCGCCCTTGGTGAGCAGTATGCGCGAAGCATGAACAACCTCGCCTACGGTGACGGCACCGCCGACCCGAAGGCTCTGTCTGGTCTGGCTTCGATCATTCTGGAGAACCCGGCTGTCGGAACGACCGGCGGTCTCGACCGTGCAACCCATAAATGGTGGAGAAATAGGGCTCGTTGCGCGGCAAACACCGATCCGTCGCTCGGCGGCGGCGCGGTGACGTCGAACGTCGCTGATGGTGGCGCTCTGCTGCAGACCCTGCAGTATGAGTATCGCCAGCTCGTGCGTTACGGCGGCCAGCCGAACTTCGCGGTCTGCGGTTCGTCCTTCCTCGATGCGATGGAGAAAGAGCTGCGCGCGAACGGCATCTACACGGTCGCCGGGTTCGATGGTTCGACGGATGTCTCCATCGGCGCTCTGAAGTTCATGAACGTGACCTTCCAGTATGATCCGACTCTCGATGACCTTGGTCATCAGAAGCGTTGCTACTGGCTCGACACGAACGCGATCTTCCTTGAGGCCATGGACAACGAGTGGCGCAAGGATCACACGCCGGCGCGTCCCGCCGACAAGTTCATCCTGTATCGCTCGATCACGTCGACCGGCCAGATGGTCGCCAAGCAGCTCAACAGCTCGCTCGTTATCGACATCGCGTAAGCAATTCCCCGCGCCGAATGTCGCACTCCATTCGGCGCGGAGATAGAGGGTGGCGGTCTCCGCCGCCCTCGTTCATCGAGTGCGAGAGTGATGGAGAGATCAATGCACTTTTGTAAGGCTACAATTCGCGTCTCCGGCGACGTCCGAACGGTCATCGTGCGAGACACCCACAATCCGGTCTCGTGGCCGGAACTCGAAATTCTGCGCGCGCTTCATGGCGACGAGTCAATCTCGGACGTGAAGCCGTTCATCCGCGTCGAGCAGTCGTCGAAAGACGAGAAAGAACGTCTCCGCCAGATCTACGGCAACGCTGTCGCCGAGGGCGTGTTCCCCGGCCGCAATCCGCAGATGGAAATGGATGCGCCCGGCGCCAAGCTTCCGACCGAGAAGATCTCGTGGCGGAACCCGATCGACAAAGATCCGGTGAAGGCTGACGAGCCCGCCGAGATCAAGAAACCGCAGACGGCTGCGGCTTAATTAGGAGCCCCTGAGACATGGCGACGCAAACTCTCGCAGCACTTGTGACGGCTGTTCGGTCGGAATCCGGACACGCGCTGACTGTGTCTCAGGGCCTCAACGCGGTGGAGACGCTGAAGCATCTCATTCGCCGCACCGAATATGAGCTCTGGGTTTCATTCCAGTGGCCGCACCTGAAGATCCGCTCTCAGGTGATCACGGCGCCCGGACAGTATCTCTACGAATATCCGCTAGAGCTCGGCTTCGACCAGATCCGCGAGGTCTGGTCTGTCGACGATAACAGCTCGAATTGGCATCCGCTCGAATACGGAATCCCCGAGCCCTGCATCAAGCCGGATGGCAAGAACAGCCGCACCGGCGTCCCCCAGCTCTGGGAAGACGGGCAGGAGGACAACAAGTTCCGCGTGTGGCCGACGCCAGATCGCAAAGGCAACATCCGCGTCGTCGGGATGCGCGGCCTGAACAACATGATCGCAGACACCGACTTCTGCACGCTCGATCCGATCCTGATCACGCTGTTCGTCTCCGCCGAGCTGCTGACGCGCGCAAAGGCGGAAGACGCTGCTGGAAAGCTCCAGAAGGCGCAGCGACACCTGCAGAAGCTCCTCGGGATGCGCGTCTCCGCGAAGCACAAGGTCTCGACCTTTGGTTCCTCGCGCGGCGCGCACGACCGCGCAGGCCCGCGCCCCGGTATCGACTACATCCCGTAAGGATCGACCGTGCCCTACTTCCTCGTCGAAAATTTTAAGGCCGGCCTCGACGTTCGAAAGAGCGTGCTGACAGCTCCCGCCGGGACGCTGACGAAGCTGGTCAACGCCGCCATCACCCCCGGCGGCGAAATCCAGAAGCGTCGCGCCTTCGTGAAGGTCGCGAATGTCGCCGGCACCTTTGGGCTCGCATCGATCGGCAGCACGCTGGTGATGTTCTCGCGCAACGTAGACGTGGCGCCGCCGACGATCGCCGGCCTGACGGACGTGACGCTGCGCGTCGACAAAATCCCGAACGCCTCGCCGACGCTGGTGCAGACCGACTTCGATGTGTTCGATGGCAAGCTGTATTTCGCCGGCTACGACGCCGCCGGGGCGACGGTGAAGGCCAAGAACCCGCACTACTACGACGACGCGGCCACCGGCGCGGCGCCGGTCTATGTCGAGACCGAGGGCTCCGGCATGGGCCTCTATGTCCGCTCATACAAGTCGAAGATGTATGCCGTCGGCGACAAGTATCTGCGCTTTTCGGTGATCGAAAATCCGAAGCTCTGGGAACCGGCGACTGACCCGAACGACACGACGCGCACGGGCTGCGGCTTCATCAACATCTCGCTGCAGGAAGGTCAGTCCGCGAAGCTCCAGGGCGTCGAGATTTACTACGACCGCCTCGCCATCATGTCCGAATACACGACCCAGATGTGGGCCGTTGTCTCCGACCCCAAGCAGAACGCGCTGGGTCAGGTCTTGCGGGCGACGGGAACCCGCGCCCCTTGGTCGATCCAGCAGTATGGCTCGGGAGACATCCTCTTTCTTTCGTCGTCGGGGATCAGGTCTCTGAAGGCCCGAGACATCTCCAATTCCGCCGCTGTCTCCGACATTGGCTCGCCCGTCGACGACTACGTCCGCTATCTGCCCAAGCGCTACGGCTCGAATAACTTCCTCTACAACGCGCGCTCGATCTTGGAGCCCGTCATCGGTCGCTTCTGGATGGCGTTCCCGCGCGAGATCCTCGTCCTGTCTTATTTCCCCGGACCCGGCATCACGGCGTGGAGCGTCTACACGACGCCCTTCAACATCGACAACATCGTCTCCTGCGGCGACCGCGTCTTCATCCGCTCCGGCGACGACCTCTACCTGTTCGGCGGCGTCTCGCAGGAGGTGTGGGACGACTGTCCGGTGGAGGTGCGCCTGCCGTATCTCGACGGCGGCAAGCCCGGCCACGCGAAGATGTTCCAAGCCCTCGACGTCACGGCCACCGGAGAATGGGACGTCAAGATTGGCTACAACTTCGACCAGCAGGAGGCCGAGGAGATGGTGGGGACGGTCACGGCCCCGACTTGGAACAAGGGCCGCTACGAGCTGCAGGGCTACGCGTCTCACATGAGCCTGCGCTTTTATTGCAACGTGACCGGGCCGGCGACGCTCTCAAACGCCGCAATTCATTACATGATGGCGACCGATGCGGATTGAACTAGAGGGCGAGGTCTGTATGGTTTTTCGAATTTCGAAGCGGGGTGGATTTTGACCCATACCGACATCCATAAACCCGAGCGCGTTAGAAGCCCCCGGCTCGTTCCAGATGGCCTTGAGTTTCGTATGGCCGACGAAAACGACGTGCCGCAGCTCGTCACGCTCGGCCGCGAACAGTTCGAGACGTCGCGCTACAAGGATTTCGGTGTCGAGTTTTCCGAAGCGCAGACAGAAAAATTCCTGACGTTCGCTCTCACAAATGTGCTCATTCCACATCTCGTTGCGACGATCGACGGGAAGATCGTCGGGGGCATCTCGTTCTCCTACGATCACTCCTTCAGCAAGCGGCCGATCGCCGTCATGCAAAACCTTTTCGTCACCAAAAAATATCGCCGCACACTGATCGGCCGGATGTTGGTGATGATGGCTGCAGACATCGCGAAAGACGAGCAGGCTTGCGCTTTCTTCGCTCCCGTCAACAACGGCGGCGAGCATGTTCACAGCCTCGGGAACCTACTCGCAAAGGGCGGTTTCCACATGACGGGCTACATCATGTCGAAAGGCTTTTGATATGGGCGGCGGCGGTGGCGGCGGCGACAATATGGGGATGATGTTCCAGATCATGCAGGCGCGGGAAGCGCGTGCGCGTGAGGAACAGCGTCAGATGCGGATTAACGCCGGGACGAAGAACATCGACCAGGCGTTCGGTCAACTATCAGATCCGAACGACACGTTCTATGCGCGATATGGACAGTCGATCGAAGACTACTATCAGCCGCAAATTGCAAAGCAATACGCCGACGCGAATAAGGAGCTGACGTATCGTCTCGCTGATGCGGGAACGCTTCGCTCATCCGGCGCGTCTGAAGCGACGGCGGACCTGTCTCAGCAGAACGATCTCAACATCGCGAACATGAACTCGAAGATCGACAGCGCGAAGGGCGACCTTCGCAATCGTGTCGCGTCCGAGAAGAACACCGCGATCAACCAGCTCTACGCGACGGAAGATCCGGATATGGCTCTCACAACTGCGTTGAACGGCGTGAAAAGCATCAACCTCGCGCAGCCGGATCTCTCTCCGCTGGCGAACATCTTCAACGTCGCGACCGTCGGCGCCGCGAACGCCATGAAGGCGTGGCAGACGCAGGGTGGCGGCGGCGCACAGCCGGGAAGCCCAACGGCGCAGGGTTTGGACACCAACGCCAGCTCGTGGATTAGGGGCTAAATCATGGGCGGGATGCTTGGACTAGCTGGAACCGGGATGCAAGTTGGTGGCTCCATCATGGAGATGAACCAACGGCAGAAAGCCCAGAAGCAGCAGCAGGAAAATCTCAACAACTGGTATTTGTATCAGGCGCTGATCCGCAATCAGGAATACATGCGGCAGGATTCGTTCCGCGCGCAGGCGAACGCGTCGCGCGAGAATGTCCTGAACAATGACGTCTCCAGCGTCGCACAGAAAGCGAAGCAGGCGGTCGAGGCCGATCGGCTTGCTGGCGCCTATGCGAAGGGAACGAGCGCGGCTGCAGATGCGCCATCGGCGTCTGACGCGTCGATCCGCGCAGGCACGCAGCGCGGCGCGCTGGCGGGCCAGAGTGGCGGCGACACAGAGTTCCGCTCCGATCTCGCGCGGCGCCTGAATAACAGCGCGTCACGCGTGCGCGACCGAATCAAGGCGCTCGGCACGATGAATAGCTACGGCGACAGCTTCATGGGTCTCGGCACAGAGAACCCGCTCGCCTTCCAGCGTGCTGGCTGGGACATCAATCGCTTCAATAATTTTCGCAAGGGCTCGCTGCAGGCTTTCCAAGTCGAGAAGGCGATCGAGCCGCAGCAGGTTCAATATCGCGGCTCTCCGGGCGCCATGGCGATGCAGGCCGGCGGTGGCTTCTTGAGCGGTCTGGGTAAGGGCGGCGGCGGAGGAATATTCTAATGGTCACTATGAACGTCATGGCGTCGCAGGTGCCGAATGTGACGACGGCTGCGACGGCGGCTGGCGAGTCTCTCGGCGCCCTGCTGGCGAACGGCGTGGGCAACCCCGCCGCGCAGTCGCGCGCCGCGCGTGACGCTGCCTACATTCAGAGCCTCCAGCACCACAACGCCGTCTATGACGCGCAGACGGAGCAGATCCGCCAGAAGGCGGAGGGCGACCGGCTGGCGAACGAAAATACCCAGCTCATGCGCAAGCGCGCGAATGACGCCGCGCAGGCTGAAGGCAATGCGGTGGTCACGCGCATCGGCCCGGCGCCGGCGATGGTCTGGCAGGACTATAACCAGCGCAAGTCGCAATGGGACGCGGACATCGCCGCCGCCCGCGCGCGCGCTGCCTATTCATACGGCGTCGGAGACGGCACGCCGGCGCAGCGCGCCGACGCTGCGAACACGATGACCGGCGGCGACCTCGTGCGCTATGGCGACGCCGCCGACATGCGCCGCGGCTCCGCGCTCCTCGGACACAA